TCATCGAGAGCGGCCTCGATGGCATCTCGCAGTGATGTCGTGGGTTGGTTCATGCTTATCGCCTTGCTTGTAGTTGTTCAATCGCGGCACGAATGTCGCGCTTGCTGAATGTGCCGCCCTCGGTGTAGTACCGCTCGCGCTCGACCTTGGCTTTCGCCCAGGTATCTTTGAAATCGTCCATCGTGGTCACGCCCGCGGCCCTCATGTAGTCGCGGTGCTTGGTGCGCGTGCTGATGTCGGTGCCATCAGGCGCTCGTAGACCATCATACGAACGATCCCCCCAGAGCGCGCCCGAATCGGCGCGCATCTCGGGCTGGTAGTCGTCGGTGATCTCGATCAGGTCGTAGGGCGGCTCGCGCCGCTGAACGAATCTGCGTCGGGTCATTTGCGTTTCCTTAGTGCGTCAATGATTTGAGGTAAAGCCGACCTTTGCTTACCGAACAAGATCAACTCATCAAGCGGAACGTCGTAATCATCAAGAGGGAACACTTCTTTTCTCTTGTCTTTTCCATAATCCATCCGCTTCTCTACGGCACGCGCTTCGGCTTCTCCACCAAGTCGCAGATATGACTCGTAAGGTTTTTTTGCCGCAACAGCCATTTGATACATGTCATCTAGATAAGGATGCTGAGCCGCATCTAGCGTGGTTTGATTGAAAACGCCTCTGTTTTGTTTTTTCCAAAGGTCTTCAATTGAAATGTTTTGCTTGATCGCGTTATCGCGCAGCCACTTTGCGTTAAACAAAACGGGTTCTGTGTACATGTTCCCCGAATTTCTAAACATTTCAGGGTTGCCACCTTTTGCGAATCCCTCAATATCCTGAATTTGATGCTGAAGCTCGTGAAGCATCGTTGACCGATTTGCAGACAGAGTTTGAGGGTCCGCTTTCGTGGAAATTGATGGACCAAACTCAGAATCGATGTATACGCCATCTCTTCCGGGGCCTTTGCGAAGAGTGACAATTGTTGATTTTGTTTCTGGGTACGCCGCCGAAAGCTGTGGATGCAAGAGAGCTTTTTGACGCCGCACGGTTGTTGAGTTCCCTTGCTTGAGATCCTCTCTCTCGCCCCACGAATAGAGCTTATGCCCAGGCATAGAAGCGCTGTCATCAATTTCTTGTCGCCAAATTCCGTCAGGGCCTTTGAATGACTGTGTGCGCGCCCAAATTTCGCGTGGGTCTACATTCTTTGCCGCCAGCTTTGTCGCATCAAACGCGGCTTTCGGATTCCACAGCTTTGACTCCGCTCCGATAAAGATGCCGCCTGGGTTGTAGGAGGCTGCAAGCGCATCTGCCAAGCGCCTTGTTTCTGGGCCGAAATTCGAGCCCTCTTGAGCTGCTGCGTGGTTCATTTCGTTGAAAGAGCGAGCGCGGTCATTCGCGTGGCCGACCACTTGCTCCAACGTCGCGCCGGGGTTTCGCAACGCGTCGATCAACTTGCGCTTGAATGAATCTGCGGCGCTGTAGACCGCTCCGAGTGCTTCGCTCATCACGTCACTCCAACGTCAGCATGTACTGGGTGCTCTGGTACAGGCGCACGATCTCGTCGATCGTGTTCTGCAGCGATGTCTCGTCCTCGTCGCAGATCTGGTACCGGTACATCTCGATCCACTCGGTGCGGTCCTCGAGCGCTTCGCGGATGTCGGCGCTCTTGCCGTTGTCGGCGCGCTCGATGTTCATGCGGCCGCCGTAGTAGCCCTGGTACTGCTCGACAAACCCGTCGATCAGCTCGAGCACGCTGTCGTAGAACTCATTGAGCGCCTTGTGCTCGGCGTAGCTCTTGGTCTTCCAGTGCGCGAGGTGCGCAAGGTCGCGGTCCAGCAGGACCAGGCTCACAAAATCTTCAGCCTTGCTCATAGGTCACCTCACTGCATCGGGGGCATGTTGTTGGGCGGGGGCATCTGCGGCTGCGCCGGCGGTAGGTTGGGCTGCGGCTGCATGACGCCAAGCGCCTGCAGCTGGGCCTCTTTGCCGATGGCGTCCATCTGCGTGTCTTTGGCCTTGGCCGCACGCTCTGCCGCGCCGGCCTGCTTCTCGGCCACGATGGCCTGCTGCATCGGGTCGGGCTGCTTGGGTGCGCCCATCGTTTGCTTGAGGCCGGCGATCGCCTGGTCGAGCACGCCCTCGATCTGGGTGCTCACGCGGAACTTGGAGACGCTCCACTGCAGCAGCGACAGCAGCACAGGCGCAGCGCCCGGCACCTGCTGGGCCATCGGCGCGACCTGGCTGATGAACGCGCCCAGGCCCTGCATGAACTGCACGGCAGCGTCGCGCTCGGCCGCCCAGTCCAGCGCGGCCATGCTGTCGGCCTCGATGTTGATGCGGTACTCGGCGAGCTCCTCGTCCTTGAGCAGCTGCACGGCCTGCATGGCGTACTGCGCGTCAGGCGTGCGCTCGATGTTGCTGCGCTTGATGATTGTCTCGGGCTGGAAGTGCTTGCAGATAATCTCGGCCTTGATGCGCAGCGCGCCGGTGATCCACTCGGCGATGTAGAACTGCTTGAGCTGGATGCGGGTGCTGCCGAACTGAGCCTTGATCTGCTGCGCTGCGGCCGTCTCGCTTGCCTTGGAGCTGCCGCGCATGATGTCGGAGATGCCCAGCACCTCGTAGATCTGCACGACCTTGTCTTGGCGGTACTGGCGCAGGTGGTCGATCGCGTTGACCACGTCCTGAATCGGGATCCAGTCCACCTGTCCTTTGATGCCGCCGCGCTCGGCGAACATCGCCCAGTTGTCCACCGGGATCAGCTGGTTTTCGCTGCCCTGGTTGAACACGCGCTGGATGCCTTCGGCACTCTTGTCGTACACGCCCACCACCTTGGCCGCACGCGTGAGCCAGGTGATGCGGGTGTTGATCTCATCAAGCTCATTGAACTGATCTTGTGCGAACAAGTAGTCGGACTTGGGCTGGAAGTTGGAGCTGGTGACGTTGGCAATCACGGGCTTGGGGCACGGGAAGAACCCGTCGAGGCCCAGTGGGTCGTCCTTGACATCAAGAATCACGTCGCAGCCCTTGGCGTACCAGTAGACCTTGCGCTTTTCCTTGCACCAGATCTCGAACACCTCAGCCTTGCTCCACGGGTCGAACTTCGTGGTCTGGTCGTTCACGTCCTTGGGCTTGGTGTTGCCCGACAGCGGGACGATGCGGGCGATCTCCTCACCAAAACGCGCCTCGAGCTGGTCTTTGGTCATGTAGACGCGGCGCGCCACCCAGCGCACCTCATGCCAGGTGCGTGCGGGGGACCAGAAGAAGTCCTGCCAGTAGATGTAATCGCAGGGCGCCTCTTCGTTGGTGATGCGCTCGGCGATCTGCGCGGGGCTGAGCTCCTGGCCGAACTCGTCAAACACCGCGGGCACTTCGTACTCTTCGGTTTCGACCTCGTAGCGCAGCCAGATCTGACCCAGGCCCACCACCAGCCAGTCTTCGATGCCCTGGCGCACTGCGCCGTCCCACGGGGAGACGTTGTCATCGAAGCTGCGGTTGAGCATGCGCTGCAGCATCGTGCCGGCAACGCGGGCCACGTCGTCGTCGTAGTCCTGCCAGCTGCGGCTCACGTCCGCTTTGGGCGGGCGGGCGTACAGCATGCTGAGAAGCACCTGCATCGTGGACCAGAACAGGTTGACCTTGCTCTCGTCGCGGCCGTAGGCGTCGCGCTTGTCGAGGTAGCGCTGCGTGATCTTGTTCGCTTGCGCGTGAAACGGGCCCAGCTCCTTGCCGGCCGCTTCGATTTCGGTGCCCCAGCGCTGTGCCAGCCCCGTGGGACTGTCTTTGAAGTCGCTGTCGCTGGTGATCTTTGCTTGATCCATCACTCAATCCTTCCCGTTTCTCTCGGTCGGCAGTCCCAAATGTCGTTCAGGGCGAAGCCGTAGTTGGCGCCCTTGGGCAGTGATGTGATTGTAGGTGCGCGGTGCGATTTCCGCGACACAGGACGCGCAGCGAGGGCCAGGTAGCGGAAGCTGTCAGCCCCGTGTGAGTGTTGGTCGTGCTTGGGCCGGTTGCGGTAGGTCTGCGTCTTCTCGTCCCACTCGCGCATGTAGGCGCGCAGGTGCTCGAGGCCGTCGTAGCAGGCCTCCTCGTCAAAGTAGCAGCTGGGCAGCGTCAGGCGCGCCGCCTCGATCCCGTCCTGCAGCGACATTTCGGGCACCAGCTGGGGCCGGATGCCGTTGGCCAGGAACTGCTCGATGATCGACTTGCCCGTCTGCAGGCTCTTGGCGCGGGCGTCGTGCGGCAGCCAGATGCCTTTGGGGTTGACCAGGTACGGCCGGTACTTGATCCAGTCGATGTAGTGCTGGATCGGCTGGTTGTCGTCCTCCATGAAGTCAACGATGCGCAGGCCGTCGTGCGTTTCCTGCCAGCCCCACCAGCTGCAGCTGTCGGTGAAGCCCAGGTCGGCCACCAGGTTGACGGGGAAGGCCGGGTCCACCTTATGCACACCCACCCTGCCCTCGTTGTACGCGTCGCCGATCAGCTTGGCGTAGTAGGCACCGGGCACGGCCGCGTCGAAACTGCACTCGTATTCGACCAGGAACGCCTCATCGGTCATCTGGACCTTGGCGTCGCGCAGTTCGTCGGGGTGGATGATCCCGGTCTTGGACGCGGGCAGCTCGAGCAGCAGGTGCGTGCTCGGGTTCAGGCGCGCTTCCTCGCGCAGGTTCCAAAACATGTTCTTGCCGGCGGGCGTGCCGGCGAAGATCGCCCAGCCGCGGCGGTCGGACAGAGCCGGTCGGAGCACCGTGTACCAGGCGCTGGGCCGGATCTGCCCCGTCTCGTCCAGCACCACGCCGTCGAAGTACATGCCGCGCAGCGCGTCGTAGTTGTCCGCGCCCGCGACGTAGATGGTGGACTCGCCGCCGTGGCCGTTGTTGATCGTGATCTTGAGCTCGGACTCGTTGGGGGGCTTGCTCCAGTACGGCCGGCTCAAATCTTTGAGGTAGGACCAGGCCACTCGTTTGGCTTGATCCCGCTGCGGGGCCAGGTAGGCGAATTGCGGTTTGGGCAGCGCTGTCTCGAGCGCGCCGATCACCAGGTCCGCGCACATGGCCACCGTCTTGCCAGCGCGCCGGTGCGCCACCACCACGGTCCAGCGCTTGTCGCGGTTGTGCAGGGGGAGGAAGACCTCTCGCGGCTGGTACTCGGAGAGGTTCAACGTGCCACCCCATTGAGCCGGTCAGCCACCAGCTGGGCGTAGCCGGCAATGTCGTGCCAGCTGTCGGCGTAGTCGGGGTCGCCGTTCACGATGCGCGCCAGTTTGTGGCAGATCATCTCCAGCGCCTCCAGCTGGTCGGCGTCAGGCTCGACCTTGCTCACCTGGTCCATGTGCCGGTACAGCGCCCGCTTCAGCTCTTGGGCGATCGCGGCGTGGTCTTTGAAGGTGCCGTAACGCTTGCCGCGCTCGGTCAGGGTTGTGTTGATGTCGTGGGTCATGTTGCGGTTTTCTCAAAATGCTTTTTTGGGGTACTGAAAAAGTGGTGGGGCCCCTCCTTCTCGCCCGGCCCCCGCCCCCGGCTCGACGGGGGGATGGGGGGTCGGACAGCGCAGGACGGGGCCGCGGGCGGGGCTGGCCGGGCCCAGGAGGCGCGATCGCCAGGCGGCCCAGGGGGTGGTGGCCTCAGGCACCGTCAGCGCCTCCTGCGCCGTTCTCGTCGGTCGCACCCGCCTGCCCGCCGCCCCCTGCCGGCGCTCCAGCCGGATCAATAATCCGGTAGGTGCCGTCCGTTTCTGCTTGTAGATCAAGGACTTGCGTGCGCTGCTCAGGCTGTTGTGCCGCCGTTGTGCCAATCTGGCGCTGTCCCAACCAGCTCAACTGGATCTGAACGCCGCCCGCGACCTGCGCCTGGACCTGCAGCGGCATGGCCTTGTTCACCATCTGCGCGAAGATCTGCCGATCCCCCAGGCTGCCCTGCGCCCGCTCCACCAGCCAGCCGGCTAGGCCGTCGGGGTGGCAGTCACGGGCCGCCTTCTCGACGGCCTCGCGGATCGTGCGCGTGACCTTGTTGACCGCGCCCTTCGGCCGCCCCGCCGGCACCGGCGCCCCGCTGAGCGGCGAGCGCGGCCGCTCGTTTCGCGCTGGTTCTTTACCTGCGGCACTGTCTGCCTGTCCAGACGCGCCGTTCTTGCGCGCCAGGGCCTCTTTGCGCCACTCGTCCACGTTGAACGTCTCGTCCTCCGCTGGCACCGCAGCCTGCAGCACAGCCTGCTGCAACTGCTGCCCAAGTTCGGTTTGTTGCTGCGTTTCAACCATGCTGCGATTCTCCCATCAGCGCGAGCGCTTGTCTGATTTTGTTTTGCCGTGCAGCTTCGCGTTCTTTGGCCTCTTGCTTGCGCTCTGGCGTCCAATAGGCGCGGGCCTTAGCTGCTCGCTGAGCGTTGAGCTCTGGCGTGCGAGACGCATTACCTGCTGCAGCCACAAATGCGGCGCGCACTGTTGGGTCAAGCATTCGCTCTTTGGCGGCTGCTGAGATCTTTGCGGCAATCTCTGGTCGCTTCATCGGATTCAGGCTGCCCAAAATCCTCTCTCGCGCCATATCCCTGACGTGCGCTTGCTTCGCTCCATTGCTGCTTCCATACCGTGCTTTGTTCGACATACCCACCTCATATTGCGTGTGCTTCGGATTCTACCGGTGTGAAATGCGCGCCTCCATCCCACACCCTATACAGAGCAGGTGCAGGCGCACTTTTTCCGTCCCTCAAAAGTATGCAAAAGCGCAGGGGGAGCCCCCTTGGAGGGGGGCTTCCCCCATGCTGCGCCTGCAGTGCGCCCGCAATGCGATCGCATAGCAGGCACGATGCGAGCGCACCCATTATTTCGCCCCTTTGCGCCACCGTCTGCGCGGCGTGTAGTCCTCNNACGATGGTGCAGCCAAACGATTGGGTAAGTACGCTGGCAACGATGACGCGTGGCCCAAAGGCGTTCTTGATGCCCGTGAGCTCATACAGCTCCGAGGGCTTGAACTCGTCGCCCAGCTGGTCGAAAACGGCCGCGATGCGCTTGTAGATGTTGGCGCGGCGGACATCTATTGATGCCGTGCGGCGCTTGTCTTCAAAAGGTGTGCTCATTTCAAAGACTCCAAAATGTCTCGCGCCATATCAGCGGTCAGGTTGTCCATGAATCGCTGGCACAGGTAGCCTGCGTCATTGATGTAATAGGTGTGCTCAACCAATGCGCGGAGGCGTTTCACTTCTAACTCTGCCGATTCAAGCTCAAAGCACTTGCTTTCGTAAGCCCGCTTCCACATCTCCATCGTGGATTGCACATCAAGAGTAGGCGTCTCGCTGTCCTTGCTCCGTTGTCCTCGGTACACGGTGCCGTCTCCGTAGCAGTCGCCGGTGTGCTCCTCGGCATAGCCCAGCATCTCGCGGTTGATGTCGCCTTTGATCTTGCTCATTCTTGCTCCTTGATCTTTCTTGCGGCAAAGTGCCAGTAGTTGTTGCTGTGCTGCTGCGACTTGTGAATCTCCATGAACTTGTCGTGTAAGCGCTCACGCTCGGCAGCAGCG